GACGCAAGTATTGGAGATTAGAAACTCCAATGAGATCGCTTCAACATTAGCAGCAAAGTATTCAGTTTCAGAGTCGCTGATCCACCAGATCAAGCGATGCCAAGTATGGCGACACATTTAACACTCAAGGAACGAACATGACAACTGACACCTTCTCCGTCGAGGAAATCGGCGCAATCGTCGGCGATATCGAGAACCCGCCCGTCGGCGGCACGAACGCAGCTGCCACCGCGCCCACTGTCGCCGCCTCCGCCAACGCACCGGCCGCGCAGCCTGCGGCAACCGTCTCGGGCCTGAAGGTCTTCGTGGATGCCGACCAGCTGAAGAAGGATCTGGCGGTCAACCCGAACGATCTGGACGACGCGGTGACCAGCCAAGCGCCGATGTTCGTGCACTACGCGCAGCAAGCCGCGTATGCGCGCCGCCAGTATGAGAAGAGCAAGCTCGCCGCTGAGATCATGGAAAGCCAGCTCGATAGCGCCTGGCGCAAGAAGCTCGCGGAAGACGGCGGCAAGGTGACCGAGAAGATGGTCGAGAACGCCGTGAAGGCCGATCCGCGCTATGCGAAGGCACACAATCAGGTGATCGAGGCCCGGGCGCTCTTTGACATCGCGAACGACGCGCGTGAAGCCTATATGCAGCGCAAGGACATGATCGTGCAGGTGTCGGTCGATCGCCGTCGCGAGCGCGAAGGGCAGATGCGCATTCTCGCGGCGAAGGAAGGCGAGAACGCAACGCAGTCGGGCCGTGAAGCCGCGCTCGCCGCAGAAGCCGCGCGCCGCCAAGCCGCCTGACAGGATCTTTTAACTTTTGCGTGGTCCGGTGAGTCACCCGTTACTATACTTAAGAGGGCAGGGTGAGACGGTGAAGCGAGAGCACACCGGATCGTCCGCAAAACCTGTGACTTACGACCTAAAAACTTCTGACTAAGGAAAACGAAACTATGTCTACTGCTCAACTGATGGAACTGCTTGCGAAGCGCAAGGCTGCAACGGGCGGCGCAAAAACGATCAAGCCGAAGGCTGGTCGCAACCGCTACCGCATCCTCCCGGGCTGGCGCACCAACGGCGACCCGACGTTCTTCCACGACTTCGGTCAGCACTTCATCAAGGACGCAGCGGGTCAGGTGAAGGCAGTCTACATCTGTGCGGACAAGACCTTCGGTCGTCCGTGCGAGGTGTGCGACGCGGTGGCACAAGGCATCGCCGCATCGACCGATGACGTGACGAAAAAGCGCATCGAGGAAGCGAAGTCGAGCGGCCGCGTGTTGCTCAACGTCCTCGAGCTCGACGGCACGCAGCCGACGGTGCCGCAGATCCTCGAAGTCGCGCCCTCGGTGTTCAACGGCAAGAAGGGCGTCGGCGGCATCATCGCGCTGTTCGACGAATGGCCCAACATGCTCGATCCGAACACCGGCCACGACATCATCGTCGAGAAGTCGGGCTCGGGCCTCGACACCGCCTACAGCGTGCAGATCGCGGGCTCCTCGAAGCCGGTCCCAGCCGAAGCGCTCACGAAGCTGGTTGACCTCGACGCCTACGTGATGCAGGAAAACGCGCAAGCGCAGCAGCGTGCACTCGCCTCGGTTCGCGCCGTCGCAGGTCTGCCTGCTCCGACGCAGACCTACGCACCGGCAGCCCTGCCGCCGGGCGCAGCGAACGCCTACACCGCGCAAGAGCCGGCACCGTGGGAAGCCGACGACACGCTCGACATCGGCTCGTTGTCGAACCCGGTAGCGGCCGCAGCAGTGGCCCAGCCGGTCGCAGCACCGGCACCGGCACCGGCGGCGCCCGCAGCAACCGTGGAAGTCGCAGCAGCGGTCGCAGCGGTTGCTACGCAGCCGGTCGCAGCAGCCGCTCCCGCAGCGGTGGCCCAGCCCGTAGCCGCAGCCGCCCCGGCAGCAGCAGGCACGGGTGACCCGGAGCTCGACGCTCTGCTCGCGGGCCTGTAATCGAAGCCTGATGTAACGACCAGCGGCGAGGCTCACCCCTCGCCGCTTTTCAATGAGAGGTTTCGATAGTGGCAAAGAACACCATCCTCGTCGACGGCAACAGCATCGGGCGAGCCTCGCACAAGGGCACCGTGCTGACCGTGGGTAGCTTCCAGACGCAAGCCATCTTCGGCTTCGTGCGCTCAATGGGCGCGCTCTACCGCGACTACCCCGCCTTCAACGCGTCGTTTGTCCTGTGGGACGGCAGGGCCGATCATCGCTATGCGATCTACCCCGACTACAAGTTGAAGCGCGCAGAGGCGATGAGCGACCCGGAAGTGAAAGCCGACAAAGAGGCATACAACGCGCAGCTGCCGTTCATCAAGAAGGCGCTCGACATGCTCGGCGTGCCGCAGATGGTCAATTCGGCGCTCGAAGCTGACGACCTCGCGGGCTACTTCGTGCCGCGTCTGACGAAGACGGGCAAGGTGCTACTCGTCACGGGCGACTCAGACTGGTGGCAGCTCGTCGGCCCTGACTGCGATTGGTTTGATCCTCGCAAAGCGGGAATGTATGTGTCGATCGCCGACTTCTTCCAGAAGACGGGCTACTTCACCCCGGACGAATACATCGAGGGCAAGGCGCTGATCGGGGATTCGACCGACGACATTCCGCCGGCCGGTGGCATCGGCAAGAAGGGCGCACCCGAATTCATGGCGCAGTTCCGCTCGATGGAGAAGTTCCGCGCGCTCTGTGACTCGGGCGAGTTCCAGCCAAAGCTCAAGAAGCACGTCGAGCTGTGGAAGGGCGAGAGCCGCCGCAACTGGGACAGGAACATGCAGCTGATGGACCTGCGCAACGCGCCCGCACCGGACCCGGCCAAGACGACGATCATCCCGGGCACGCTCAACGAGGATGGGTTTCGCGCGCTGTGTGAGCGCCTTGCATTTCGGTCGATTCTTGCGCAATGGGATCACTTCATGAACCCATTTCGCCAACGCTACGAGGCGCGTCTCGCACGCGCCGCCTGAAGGACACAGAACATGGACGACATTGTGATTGAAAAGAACGTCCCGCCGCCGAAGGCAGGACACGGTTCATGGGGCAGCGTGCTTGCCCGCATGGAGATCAACGACTCGTTCGTCGCCGACGACGAGAAGGCAGCACGCGGGGCGATTCGCGTCGCGGCCGCGCGCCAGAACATTCACCTGACGATCCGCAAAGAAGTGGACGCAGCCGGCAAACCCGTTGAAGGAAAGATGCGCGTGTGGCGCATCGCAAAGGAGCAAGCAGAATGAGCGCAGCAGACGATCTGGCAAAAGCAATCCTGGGCGCGGTGGGCGCCAACGACGACGAGCTGGAGGTGCCCGGCTACATCGACACTGGCTATGAGCCGCTGAACGAGATCTTGACCGGCGACCCGAAGAACGGCGGCATCCCGATTGGGCGCATCGTCGAAATCTTCGGCCCGTCGAGCTCCGGTAAGACGTGGCTCGCGACGCAGATCATGGTCGCCGCACAGAAGGCGGGCGGGGTGTCGATGTTCATGGACCACGAACTGACGTTCCAGCAGCCGTTTGCGGAGCGCAGCGGCCTGAACCCGCAGTTCCCGTTCTTCATTTACAAGCGCCCGCCGACGTGGGAAGAGTCCAACACGCTCGCGCTGCAAGCCGCTGAAGCGATCCGCAAGAGCAAGAAGCTCGACCCGCTGGCGCCCATCGTGTGCGTGTTCGATTCGGTCGCCGCGATGATCCCGAAGTCCGTCTGGGAGAAGGGCATCGGCGAATACTCGATGAACGACACGACGGCGCTCGCGCGGGTGTCCTCGACGACGATCAAGGCGGTCAACCAGAAGGCGGCAGAGTTCAACCTGACCATCGTCTACCTGAACCAGATCCGCACGAAACCCGGCGTGGTCTACGGTGACCCGACCACGACGCCGGGCGGCTCGTCCTTCGAGTTCTACGCGACGATGCGCCTCGCGCTCGGCAAGAAGTTCATCCGTGCGAAGGTCAACGGCAAGGACGAGATCGTCGGACAGCTGATGGGCATCGAGACGAAGAAGAACAAGCTCTCGCGGCCGCGTCAGGAAGTCGACCTGCGCCTGCAGTTCGAGGACGACGGCATGACGAAGGTGAACCTCACGCTCTCGCTGCTGGACTACGCGGTCGCCACGGGCAAGCTGAAGAAGCTCTCCACGGGCCGCATCGAGTGGGTCAATGGTTCGAGCTACCCGCCGGGCCAGCTCGCCGACATGATCGACAAGGGCGGCCTCAAGACGACGCTCCTGCACGTCATCTATCCGAACCACTACCCGGCCCCGACGGTCGCTCCGGTGGCAGCAGCAGCCTAACGCATCCCGCTCCCTATACTCGAAAGCAGGTTAATCGAGATAGGGAGCGCGCGATGGAACAACACGTGATCGAATTTGCGCCGCCGGCCGAAGGGCTCGACGGCGTTTCTGTTTTCAACACCTTTCGCCTTGGGCGCGTGTGGCACGAACGTCTGAAAGAGGGCGACGAGGTGTTCCTCATGTGGTCAAAGAAGATGCAGGTGTTCGCCCGTGCGCGCGTCGGTGCCGTGCATAAGGGCAAGCTGCGTGAGCTCGCCAACGAGCATGCGCGCTTCAACCACAACCAGCTTGCGCTGGAAGTCGCGGGCTCTGCGGATCGCTTGATCGCCAACATGACCAAGCGCTATGGTCCGCACCTAATCAACGACACTAAGCTCTGCACTGTCATTTATTTACAGGTGATTCCATGATCGAAATTCCAATCGAACTGCCCGAGGGCTGGCGCGCGGCGCGCTACGACAACGAGTGTGTGATGATCGAGGCACCTGGCCCGGGCTTCGCCACCATCAACGTGAAGGAGCGCTCCTTCGTGCTCGGCTGCATGCGCCCGCGCCGCACCGTGCTCGGCGTGGACGTCTATCGCGGGCGCGGCTGGCAGGCACAGCTCTACACGGCCGCCGTTGAAGCATTGCAGGGGGCGCTCAATGGCTAAGAAAGCATCGCCGGAAGAAGTCGCGGCGCACAACAAGGTCACGCAGACGATTCTCGTCGGCATCATCTGCGAGAAGATGGGCTGGTGCGTGCCGGGCCACGCCATTGCTGCCGCCACCGACATCATGGACGTGCTCGCGCGTCGCGGCTATGAGCCGCAGATACGCGGCCTCAACCAACTCGCCAACGGGAAGAGGGTGTAATGGCTGAGCTCAAGGTCAAGGACTGGAAACCGTCGTCGTGCGGGAAGTTCCAGACGGCGCAGGTCAAGAAGGGCCACAACCTCTACGGCGAGATCCGCAAATACACGAACGGCATGTCGATCTATTGGGCTTTCCGCAAGCCCGACGAGGTGTTCGTGGAGCTCGACGCCTGGGCGGTGGACACCGAGACGATCTCGGTCATGAAAAGCCGGCGCGTCACGCACATCGGCATCCTGGTCAGCAACGGCGACCAATAC